CACAAAAGTCTGGGCCAAGGCAATAATCTGAACGTTCTGGGTCAGGATGACAAAGCTATACATGTCATCATAGTCCTGGAGGTAGTCAAAGGCTTCACTCCATGCTATAGGAGTGGCAAGGTCTTCATCGTCAGCAGCGTACATATCGTCTACGCCACAAATCCAAGTACCCCCGCCAGCAGTAGCACATATGTATGCTCCGTAGAAGAGTGGGTTTTCAGGAGTTATGGCAGCTGAACCGCCAGCTCCACTGATAACCTCAGAAGTGTCATCATACCAAGTCCTGTTTTCTTCCAGGTCACCCCTGAGGGCCCTGTAGGAAATGTACACATTGCCGACCAGGTATCGCCTGATTTCCCATGAAAGGCCAGTCGCACCGGCACCAACAAAGGCATCCTGCATTACTAGGTCGCCACTGGAATCCTTGCCAGCTATATCATACTCGCCTTGGTAAACCCCTGCTGTGGAAATGTACAAGACATCACCAGCATAGATACTGGTTCCAGTAAGCGATGTAGAAATGTCAAAGGTATTCAGGTCAGCTGCGCTAATCACCCCTGAAGCCCCAGTTGCAATGACAGCCGAGATGCCAGAGCTTAGGGTAACCGAAGATGTGGTGGCTGTCCAGTTAGTAACTACCCCAGATGTTTCTGGTATTTCATAGGTTACTCCGTCAACAGCGTTAGTAATAAATACTTCCACTGCATCTGTGTCAATCGTAGAATAGTCCAGCTGACTTGGGTAGGCATATTCTGTCGAATCGCTACCGTCATGGGTGCCAGCGTACCCCCTGATAACTAGTTGGAATCCAGGTCCGACTATACAAGGAGGTAGCTTACCCGCGGGGGGAACAGCACTTGTAGTCTGTTCTACGATTGCAACAGTTACACCTGGCTCCACATAGGTTACAGGGTCTGCCATTATGTCTCCTCCGTGCCAATGTTCTTGATAATCATCCCGTCCTGATAATCATCAACGATGTCTGTCATCTTCCTCATGGTAAAGTGCATGTTATACATGACAGTTAATCTCACAGGTGTATCGTATGCTGATACTTTACCTTCTTCTTGGAATAGTATAGCTGGGCTACCCACCCCGTCAACTCGCAGTTTATGATAGCCCAACGACCTAAAGAGGTCCCGGTACATCCAGAAGGCCCCGAACACTACCGTCGCTAGCATGCTGGATATGTAATCGCTCTGTGATACGCAGTGAACTGCATAGGGGGCTGTTAGCAATTCTAGGAATGTTTCTTCGTTACGGGGTATGTTAGCAGACACCCTGTTCTTTAGCGATGACTGGCGGAAGCCAGCCATGCTCCTGTCAAAGACTATAAGTGGCTTGGACCCTATGGATTCGCTGTTTTCTACATTCTTGGATTGAATTATCAGGTCAGTTTCCTTGGGGTCTTCTTTCCACTGAATCCTCTTCTCCACATTCTTGTCCCCCAGCGGGAGTAGCCTCCCCTGAGCAAACCAAGACTGCAGGAAACCTGTTAATTCTTCGTCTATGTCCGGTACTGTCTTCAACTTCTATTTCCTTTTGCTCTTCCAGTTGCCTGAAGCTAAGTGGACCACTTCTGATAACAAGTATACGGGAGGGGTCAAAGACAAGGAGATTGACCTTATGGTCTTTGGAAGGATTGTTCAACCCAGACATGGTAGTCCCTTATCGGCTTGAAGTTATATAGGTTAGGTACTGGAACCTTATATACTATATGGTCCTTGGGGAGCTCTTGGGCTGCGAAAATCTGTCGCATATAGCTACTCAACTTTTCAGTGAGATATACAGACTTTATCATCCATCTACGGTTGAGGTTATCTACAAATATGTCCCTTGGCTTGAGGAGGGGGTAATTGCTGGTCCAGAACTGCCGTGTGCCTTCTTGTATTTCCGTCAGGGGGGTTATCTGGCTACGCCTAGAACCCAGTCCAGACTGCGAAACATAACCGAAGATTGGCTCAAAGTAACCGTCTACATATCGTGTAGAATAGCACTCTTCGCATTCATAGTCCATTATCTTATTAAGCTTCTCGTTAAAGCACCTAGTACATCTAGGACCCCAGGTCCGTTCTATCAGGAAGAAGCCTGCGCGACCGGTCTTAAACCATAGGGCAAGGTTTTGCCTACGAACAATGTCTAGGGCTTCTGCGTCTAGGTTGTTGCCTACTGTTTCGGCATCGCTAACAACAGTGTCAACGCCATCTTCTTTGTAGGTAACAGTATAGTAGGTGGTGCGCCACTTGCTTATTACATTGACTTCCCAGTCATGGTAGTAGTTCCTAGAGACCGGTATGTCTTCTTTTACAATGTCCCAAGGCCCGTCAGGACCATCGCTACGTTTGATATCAAAGGTAATAGTGGGGCCAGCTGGGATTCCAGCCATTTCCCATGTTATAGTAAGGTATTGTTCATCGTAGCAGTGGACCTGACACATTTGGAATTCAGCCATGGTTACATCCTAGAATAAGAACTACCTATACCGCCAGAACCCAGAATGCTTTCTAGGTTCTTTATCTGCTTGTAGGCAGACGCATCGCTGACAGCTTCCTGCTTATATTGCAATGCCCACTGTCTGTATTCCTGGGCCTTTTCTGTATCCCTTATGGCTAGCCCTGCATCTGAATAGTTCAGGGAATTCCTAGTGCGGAGTACCCCCACCATTTCTAGGACTATGCTAGCAGCTAATTGGATTATCAGGGAATCAGCTGGGAAGTTGGTAAAGTCAACTCCACCACCATATGGGGGTATCCTATAGTTGTATCTATCAAGTGCCTGCCGGAGGGCAAACTTTAGCGCGCCATCTGCAGATTCTTCCTGCCACAAAAGCAGGCGATTGAATTGCGGATGGTCCTGTAGTAGTTCTCTGAGGTCTACTATATATTCGTTCAGTGATTTTCCGGGCATGTAATCCCCTAGCTACACGCTACTACGAAAGCTTAATCCCTCCACCCGTTTCGTCCATATGCTTGAAGATTTTGTTGAGGGCGCCACTGGGTGTACGCGTGCGGCCAAGGTCAATCCCATTAAGAGCTGCAATTGCCTGTAGTGCCTCATAGTCCATGTCGCCAAGGGCCTCATTGATTTCCTCTTCGCTAAGCTCAGTAGCATCAGCTTCAGGCTTAACTTCAGGGACTTCTGGGGCTACTGGCTCCTGGAAGGCACTAGGGTCTTCAGCGTCTTCGACTGGCCCCAGACTGGGAGGGGGTTCTTTAGTAGGAGCGGGAATAGGTTCTGGTTCTTGTATCACTTCTGGGGCCTTCTTAGGACCCTCTATCAACTGTTTGGGACTCATCCCAGCAGCAGCTTCCAGCATCTGCCTAGGAGATGGCCCATTCATGGCATCTTGGTCCATGGGTTGAGGGAACTTTTCTTTTTGGGAAGCCCTCTTTTCGTTCTTCCACGCTTCGTAACGCTTGCCAACATTGGTGATGGTGGTGCGTCCTACGCGGACTACTGGGGGGTTAGGCTGCGCTTCATGCCTAACCCCGCCATCCTGTTCTGACGTCACTATAAAGGACAGGTGTTGATGGTTCCTTACAAATTCATGTAACCTACATCCCCTAGGAAGAGATATTAGGCCTGACCGAGACTTGTTCCCAGCCTTAGGCTTCAGGAGCCAGCGCTTTTCAGGGTCGCTGGGGTCCTGGATTACACAGCGCGGTGCATTTGAAGGGCCTTCGTGTACAACATATCCTGTTAAGATTTTACTCTTGGTATCCTTTGATGACATCAGACTTTACTCCTTTATTTGGCCTAGGCTAGGCTGTCACGCCAAGTTCAAGCTTTGCCACGGCAACAAGGTTAGCGATATTGAATCCATGGACCTTCCTGGACTCAAACTGTACCCTCCGGAACCTGGTCTCAGACTCAAACTCGATGTCTTGCAGAAGATAGTGAGTTCCAAGATACTCAGGCGCAGTGAATGCCCAGATGGTGTTCTCAGGGACAACGTCACCCTTAACGGTAACGATGTACTTGACTCCACCAACCGTGGCAGCTGCCCAACCCTTGACAACCAGCTCGGCAGCCAGTTGGTCAGTGAGGGCCGACGGAAGGGTCTTCAGCCTATTGAAGTCAGTCTTGTGCATGACGAAGACTGCGCACTCAAGCTCATCACCATCGAGGAGGTTCTGGAGGTCGGTAAGAGCATCAGGCGTCGGACGGGTTTCTGTGGTCTGGACCACTTTACCGCTTATAGCGACAGCGGCTGCGGCCAGACGGAAGAAGTGCTGGTCCTGAACCCTAAGGATTTCGTTAGCAGAGATGTCGCTAAGGACCTCTCTGATAGGCATCCTATAGGCCCACAGCTCTTCCACAGACTTGGCTAGACGCTCGGTGGAAGTCACCCACAGAGGGGTAACAAACCTATCGCCCTGGAAGTACTCACCGGTGGGCATACCATCCCAGTTAAGCTCAAGGGCCCGCGCATCTGGTTCCAGCTCGTCGATTTTGTACATCGTGTCGCCAGTGAGCTGGGGAACGAGCTCAGCAGCAGTAACGGTTTGCGGGGGAATTATCTTGTCAGATACAGACCCCTCACGGACCTTCTGCCGAATATACTCACCCATGTGAAGTGCGAGCTTAGCACGGCTCACAGGGTCCTTCATCTTCTGAAGGTACTGAGTGTTGTAGAGAGAGGTGATAGTTCCATCCATGTGCTCAGACATTATCTATCCCCCTATCCTTGGTATTCGTACTGGGAAATGACTTGGATTCTCATCCAGTCACTCCCTCGTGGACTGTCCCCTGGGGGACAGATGCATAGTGCTACCGCGATGTCACTAGCAACAGCCGGAGTCACGAAAGCGCCGGTGCAGGAGTTGCCGTTCGAATCCGTTACCGTCTTCGAAGCAGCAGTCAGTACCTGCCCATTATGGAAAGCGCTTGCAGGAGTGCCATCATAGACATCAATATCAGCGAAGTAGAGGCCGTAGACGACGGTGACTTTACCAGTACCCAGACGGTCATAACGACCGTAGGTATCCTGGAAGACCTGCCATACGACAGTCAGGTCATCACCCTCGCCGACTTTTTCGACTTCGTAGTCTTCATTGATGTTTACGAACTCTCCGCCGTAAAACTCCGAACTGGCTGATGCAGTTGCGATAGACACAGAAGTGCGATGAACAAGTTCATCAAGCGTTTTGATTTTTAGCGTCATAGCTAAAATCCTCTCTGTGTGGTTACCGACTCATTACCAGTTTGTCAATATCATGGACAACAGCTCTGAACGGTGGTTCACTGTCGGCTACGCCAGTACTACTGGCAGCCTTGCCGAAGCCCTGATAAGGTTGCGGACCATTTTGCGCCATGTATTCCAACATCTGGAATTCTCGGTCCGGCATTTGGGCCAGCTCTCGGGCTTTTGCCGCTAACGACTTGCCCGCTAATTTAGGAAGCATACTCTTAGCCTGTAGTGGTTCTACCATGTCAATTGCACGGGCTATTTTATCAAGCCCTGCATTTTTCTCTTCCTGTTGCCTAATCAGATTAGCTGCAACCTCTAAGAGGTGTGCAAGCTTTTCTGTAGTAACATGAAGTTCTTCCACAGTAAACCGCCTAACTAGGAGTAGCCATGCCTTGATTAAGCTGTGTTATACGTTGTTTGACGCGTTCTCGGAGCTTTAGAGTAGGTTCGTCAACATCTTCGCCAACGAATAGTTCTTGTAAATGTTTGTCAAAACCTTCTGGGTCTTCTTCCCTTAATTGCCTAGCTACTTTGTCTAGACAACTTGCTAACTTAAGAGCAGGGTTTTCATCAGTCACTACAGGCGTAACAGATGGCTGCTCCACATCGTGTTTCTGCGCTTCTTTACGCGCATCCTCGATTAGCTCTTGGACATAATCAAGCGGGTCAATTCCAGACATAAGTCCTATTCCCCATACCCCATCATGTCGTAATATTGGGACAGCCTAGCTTCCAGCATATCCTGCACGCTGGCAGTCTTCTGTCCCTCTTTCAGCTCTTCATTCTCAAAGGTTTCTGCAGATTCAAGAACTGCATCCCTTTCATTGTCATCCGAAACAATGGTAGGGTCCTCTATGACCTGAAGTAGCTGCTCAATCAGTGCATCAGCTGCACCGTCCTGGTCTACTGGTACTGCGTCCATTTCAGCATCGTCTGCGATGTCTTCTTCGACAGGAGTCCCAGCCCCTTCGTCTACAACATCTTTAGCAATGTCCTCTACTGACTCTTCAGGCAGTAGGTCTTCAGCAAGCTTTACGCCAGACGCATCCAGTAGAAACTGTAGGCGCCTTACCTCGTCTTCGAACCCACGGGAATAAGACTTGGAATAGGCTTCCTTGATAACGTCTAGTCCCTTGGGCTTGCTGGCCTGCTTTTTCCTGGCCTTAGGCTGTACACCGCAAAGATTGGCAGTTGTTCCCATGCCAGTCCTCCTATGCTTTCTTTAGTGAATTGATGATAGCTACTAGCGCATCCTGGGCGCCCTTGACATAACCATCAATGGATGCTTGCTTTTTGGCTTCCTTGGGGGTAGCCTCTTCTTCGGTCTTAGTCTCGGCATCTTCCTCAGACTCAGTGTCCTCTGCCAGGGTTTCGTCTTCCGCAGCCTCTTCGGCCTCGGTGTCGTCCGAACAAGACTCTTCTGCCTTCTTCTTCGCAGCAGCCTTCTTGCGCTTGCCTTCCTTGGTCTCTACGCTGACTTCGCTGTCAGGGACAGTAGTCTTGGGCGATTCTTTCTTGGGGTCTTCAGTTCCACCTGGAGGGGTAGCCTCTTCAGAAATCTGCGTCGGCGCCCTGTTTTCAGAAGTTCCATCAGTATTTTCAGGACCATCAACTGGGTTGATGTCAGCATGCTCAGGAGAGGGCGAGCTACCTTCGGTACTGTTGGGTTCGCCAACAGAAGTATTCTCGTCCTGCTCATGCTCCTGGTCAACTTCGTTGACAGTGGGTTCCACATTAAGGTCAGCAGCCAGCTTGTTAAGGTCAGCAGTCGTCAGGTGACGCGCCTCCTTGATGGCCTGCTCATTGTAGCCAGAAGCCAGTAGCTGCTTAATGCGGTCAACGCCAGAAAGCTGCATGCCCATAACTATCTCGTCAATGGCTGCAGCTCCTTGCTTACGGATGCCGTCGGGCATATCAACCTCCTATTAGGTAGACATCATGTAATCTTTCAATGAAAGTTTACATGCAATTAGAACCCCGTCAAGTTATAGCTTCAGTTATCTAGTAGAACCTCATTAGCATAGGCCCCTATTAGGGCGACCCTACCCAATGCGACATGCTTAATGTCGGGGTTTATGGATGCTGTTTTAATACCACTTGGTTGTCCTATTGAATAGAACCAGCTGTCATCGTGGCTCGCTACAGCTAGCTGAAGGCTAGCATTTTTGCTTATGGCATTGCTCAGGGCTACTGGATGTTCGTGCAGAAGTTCCCTGATGTACGAACCGTAAAATAAAGCCAGCTTTTCATTTGAAACATAATCACTACTATGTGCCTTCTTGCACCTAGTCCTGTGTTCGTAGAACCCTGGGTGGAAGGAGCGTTGTTTCATGTAGGGGGTTAGCAGGGTTGCTAGACGAGCATTATAGTGATTTTCATAATCAAGAATCTGCCTACCAACCTTCTTTATGGTGATTATAGGTCCTATCTTCTGTCTCTTTGCGAACATAATGCCTGCCCCATGTCCACCTATGTGTGGCTTGAGGGCTAGGTATGTAAACTCTTCTGGCTTGAGCTTCATTCTCAGGGCACCCATTGTAGACATGATGTCATCCATGGGGAATCCGCTCATAAGTTCCATGAGTTCTTCTGGGAATGGTTGGTCAGCATTGTCAACTTCACCGATGCTGTTTTCTACAATCTTCTTCTTCCCCTTGATTGCATCATCTACATTTTCAGCCACTTCGCCAGAAGGCACTTCTTTCTCCATGGAAGAATCCTTCTCTTCTGTGGCATTCTTGTGCGAAGCAACCTTCCCCATGTACCCGCTACTCGTATCTGCTTCCTTGATAACAAAGGAAATATCAAAGAACCTTGCGTGGGGGTTGATAACAGCATTGATAGTTCCGTCAGGGTTAAGTTTGCCAAGCTTACCATCCTTGGCATGTTCACAATATTCTTCCCTAGTCCTAGCCCTATTGCCACAAATCATGCACACATCGTACATAACGCGGCAGCCCATGCTAACCCTAGGAAGGAAGCCTGATTCTATCTGCTTCAGAACCTTCTGGCCCCTAGCATCATCCTTCTGTATTTCTACAAGCAGTTCGATGCGGTGCATCTTGGGGTTGTAAGAAGCAAAGAGTACCCTACCAAAGGCCTTGCCCGGGTCATCGTTCTGGTGGTTAGCAAACACATGGCCCTGTTCAAAGGTCTTGAAGTACTGCTTGAGGTCGTCTTCGTAGAACCAGTCTCCGTTAAGATTGCATCCGTAGTAATCAGATGCACCCATAACATTGATTAGTAGATATGCTTTCTTTTCAGTGTCTATCTTGATAGTGTTGTAGAAGTCCAACATATCAGGGAGCATCTGTACCGTGGTGTCTGGCCGTTCAGAAGCAGTCTTGTCCAGAATAGATATTCTGGCTTCATTGGTGTATGGGTCGTAACTGTCAAAGACAGTGTGTTTTTCAAACCACTTAACAGCCATGGCTAGACCAGTGCGTTCAGGCCGATAGGAAGGGTTTCTAGGCCTATAGGAGATGTCTCCATTGCTTCCAGAATAGACTTCATGTCAGGCCTAAATGCTGCAGATGGGCCTTTCCGCTTATCCTGTGCTGATGCCATCTGGGCTTCGGTCTTAGCCAGTGTTTCAATGGTAGACGGGTCAAACCCACCAGTAGAATATTCCTTGGCCTGCCTAAGATAGTGTATGGATATAGGGGGAATCTTGGCTATGGTCGGAGAAATGCTATAGATGGCCTCAAAGTTTTGTCTGTTGGTATCAGCATCTTCCCCTAGCTCTTCGGGGTACATCGCTAGGAGCCTTTTCCAGTGTCTATTCATGTTGGTCTTGTGGTCAAACTTTTCTGTACCAAACCTAGCTAGGTCATAGGCACCACGGCCAGCAAGGCTAGCGGCAACCAGAACAGCCATCTGCTTGGCTAGGTTAGCTCCGCCTCCTGCAGTCTTTTCATTTCCCATCGTTAATCACCTTCCCCGGAAGGGGCTCTAAACCTCATGAATGGGTTGTTGTATAACATGTTGCTCATCTGCCTACCCACCATATTGCCAGCAGCATTAGCTCGCTGGAAATTACCTGCAGTTTCAAAGGCTATAGAAGCAGGCATTCTCAGGGCCCTTGGGCCAGGCATAAACCACATGCCAGGTGCCATGACGTCTGTCAGTATGTTAGGTGGCTGGGTCCCAGGGATGCCATAGTAGGCTCCTGCTTCAGGCTGTTCGGGTAGAGAAGCACCCGCCAGCTTAGTCTGACCTACCCCGGCTAACCCGTACAGTTCTTTCAATGACCTCATTTAGTCCTGGGCTCCCTGTATCTTAGTCACCGCAACAGACCTAGTCAGGGAATCAATCTGGTGCCTAATGGTATCCTTGACCCCTGATAGCTTGCTGGTATTCTCATCAGCTGCTATATATCCATGTAGGTCCTTCAGGAAGGACCATGAAGGATTTATTGTCCCATGAACAGGGACTAGTTCCAACGATGCAACCTTTATATTCAGTTCTCTTTCAAGATATCCGTGGGCTAGGTCGAAGAAAGCTTCTACTCTTTCCCTAGAATATTCAGACTTAGACCCTATCTTCTCTATGGCAATACTATAGGGAGTATTGATGTGTTGCTTGTTTATAGCTTCCTTGCGTAGGGACTTCAGAAGCTTGGTTGCTGCTTTGTTTTTGTTCTGGTCAGCTTGAATAATGAACCCAGCAGCTTCGCTTTCAGCGAACTTCAGCATTGATAGTACAGCTACACGTTCGGAAGTCCTGTCCTTTTCAGATGCAGTCTTTTCAACATCGCAGGTATTATCTCCTACTATTTCTTCAAACAGCTCCCAGTCATCCCCCCCTAAGGAGGCGGTCTTGTCTACATCGTTATCCATAATGTCGTCATCCGACCTTTCAGCCAAGCGAGCAACTACATATTTCCAGTCAGCTAGTGGGAATTCCGCTTGGGGGTCCCCCTCTTCATATGTAGTATGACGCTTGATGGCTACATTGGTAGCTTCACATAGCCGCCTAGCCTGTTCGTCGTTCATGCCTTCTGCTAAAGCTATGGCAAGAACTATATCGTTGGGGTGCTTGCCTGCATCAAGATAGACTAACTTGGCTTTACCAGCTAAGGTATCAAGAGTGTATTGGTCTAGGTTCATTGTCGCCAACCCTTCTCCCACTTATCTTCTATTAGCAATTATACCAGCTATGTCAAATGAACCTAGGTATGGCTAAAGGACTAATCTGGAATAATTTCAGACACAGAAGGAATGGCGTTGAGAATGGGGAATCCGAACCTAATTTTCCTAGCTATGTTTAGATACACAAGTGCCATCAGAGAGTCGTCATGGGCATTTTTGCCATGGGTGTAAAACATATCACCATTAACCCTTGTGTCTACGAATTCATTAAGGATGTCTTCTGCAACAGGTTCAAAGTCTTCCCATGTGGGGAGCCTAAACATGTTTTTCTCTATCATGTCAGTTCTGAAGTCTGACAAAGCCATCGTTCTATTGATGGTCATTGTTGACATCTTATTTTCGTAAGACTCGCTGGATGTACCACTCCCAGAATATCTTACCTGCATAATCTTGGTGGGAGCGAGGGATTCTGCGATGCGTACATTCCTATCGCCAGAAGCCCCCCAGTCAGCAGCAGTAAACTCAACCCTGAACTCCTTAAGCTTTTGGATTATGTACCGCATCTGGTCTGTCATGGACATTCGGTGGTCAAACTTCTTGGCATATATCAACTTCAATATTTCAGGGGATATAACCTGGCCTATAATTAGAACAGAATATGCCCCGTTTTCAGAATTGACACCCCAGTCTATACCAGCTAGGGTTACACTAGAAAAGACAGAACGGTCTGGTGTGCCACTAACGAGCCTATGGTTACTCTGTTCACAAAGAGTCCTAAGCTCATCTTCTGTAAAATACTTGCTGGCAGAATCCCAGCTTATTCCTAATACTTCATTCATGAATTGTGCTTCCGGATAACGCTTGAGTTTCCTGTAATACAGTTTTTTGAAATTGGTCCAAGGAACCATGAGCTGAGAAATCCTGACCGCCTTCAGGGCGCGGTTTCTGTATGAATCTACCCACCTTCCGTCTGATGTACTGATGGGCCTACCGCACTTAGCACAGATAATACCTAGGTCAGGATGGATATTGGGTATGCCAAGATTATTCCAGTAACTGAGGTCCCCACCGCTACAATGCCAGCACTTAACAAGGAATTCAGTCTGGGACGATTCTCGCCAGTACCCCTCTATCGGGTTCTCTATGGTCTTGGGGGTACCCGCATATAGCTTCATGCCCCCCTTGGGCAAGCCAGGCTTGTCAGAGTGACTTAATGCCTCTTCTCCCACAACGATGGAAGAAGCAAGCATGTCCTGGATTTCATCTAGTAGCAGAAGGTCAATAGATTGCCCCCTGAAGTTGTCCCCATCAATGCCTTCGTTCCTGAGGTATATTTGGGAACCATTGGAAAGCTTCTTTTCGTAAACATTGTCCAAGACATCGTCGCCCTGCATGAACTGCTTACGAACTATGGGTGACCGCATAAGCATAGGATGTAGCTTGTCGTGGCCGCACTGCCTTCGCTTCCCATCGTCAGGGACTCCATACATCACATGGAAGAAGGGGATAGCAGTAGTAAGGCCGATGCTTTTAGTAGCTAGGGTGGTAGAATTATGAGTTACTATACCCCCAGCAATGAAGTTATTAAAGGGGGTGACAGTAAAGTCTACACATTCCTGCTCCCCCATGTCCTCTATCTTAGTAATAACATCCCAGTAGATGTCACCATTCAGGTGGTGTTCTAGTTCGTCGACGAGGGCCTGGTCGTACTGACCCTCCCGAAAGAAGTCAATGTATTTCTGTATTTTGTCGTAGGATAAGCAATGCTTGGGCTTCTTGCGCAAACCATTCTTATGCAATGTGTCATAACTTCTATTGTGCTGTTGTTTATTAGGAATGCCGTCAGACTCATAAATGTGCTTTATCAGGTCATTAGCTTCTATGGGTAGCGTGTCCCTGTTGTTGTTGCAGTTGTCTAGGTTGGGTAGCGGTATACCCTCGCTCTTGCCTAGGGCCCCCATTTCTGACAGGAAAGTATGCACCCCCCTAGCGGTTTCAATGCGGAGAAGATAGGCAAGCTTCTTTTCGTTTCGCTTCTTGTAGATATTAGGCCAGTTTTCCCTGATGCGAGATGGGATGCCAAACTTCCACAAAAGGGACTGTAGGTCCAGCACAAGGCGCTTGGACATGGAAGCATATACTAGACTATACTTAGACTGGTTGTTCTTCTTAACATGCCCACCTGTGGCCCATAAACGGTTAATGAATAGTGCCGTCTGTTCCCGAGACAGGTCGAAGATGAAGGAAGGGATGGTTTTAGTGTATGAATTTTTGCCAGCCAGCTTTGCTTCTTTTACTATTTCAGGGCTCCTGTGGATATAGCTACTGGCAGTAGTTCCCTTTTTATCATACTCTTTGTAAGCTAATTGTAGAACATCTAGACTCCTGATATAGTCATCCAGAAAGATTCCTGGCCGTTGCACAAATATGCATCTACCATGTTTGTCTACACTGCCATCTCCAATAAGCGAAGACAAGACCGTTAATGATGCAGTCGAATATGAAGCTTTCGATGTGAATTCCCCAGCCCTACGGACTACAGCAATACGGCTACCTTCTTTAAGGCTTGAACCTACTGTCCATTTCCCCCAGGTGCGTATCGGGTGTGTGTAGGCCAGCCTTAGTTCGTGTCCTTGCCTAGTCTTAACATGCAAACAGGGTTTTGTGTAAACCCGGGACTTCCAGGTCACATTTCCAGAATCAGCCTTTTGCAGACTAAGGTTCATGGAAGCTAGGTCGTCCCCAACCTTAACCTCCCCAGCTTCAACAAGCATTCCATTACGTTTTGTTATCGTTTGGCCTATATATAACGTCTTCTCGACTTGACGTCCCGTCATTAATAAAATCTCGTCGTAACCATTGTCATATATGGGTAATAGATATTCTCTGCCAGTTAGGCTAAACGGCTTATCGTCAAGATAGATGAGGCTTTGGACCCACTGCGACATCTTAACGCTGATGTTTTCTGGGGCATTAATCGTCTTCGTCGTAGCCATTATCATCTTCTATGACTGTGGGATTGATGTTCCTAGAGTCTTTGGGACTCACTTCTATCTTCTGGCCTGTCGTAGCAAGGGAGTCTCTGGCCACGGGGTCTTCAGAGCCACTGGCCTTAAAGAGGACATCTACCCTGTCTAGGGCCTCACCAAGGCGCTCTACCCTCCGCTTGGTAGTAGAAGCAGTAGATTGGCCTGCGCCCTTCTTAACCACGTCTAGAAGCCTTCTATAGGCATCCATGAATTTTAGGGCCTTGGCTTCTTCCCCAGCATTCATTTTGGTTTTGAATCGCACATAGCATTCGTGTAGCATCAGGTCGCATATCTGACCCTGTGACATATCAGGGGTTATGCCTGCCTCCCACAGAAGGTCGCCAATGCTAGCTGTCGGGAACATGAAGATATAGTTCCACTCGTATTTTTCAACTGAATCGCTATACCATGACCCATAGGCTTCCCAGTCATGTAAGCTCATGTATTCTGTATCCCAGAAGAATTTGTTGTAGATTTCAATGTCTTCTATAGACCATTCGGGGACCGGGGCATCACACTGCCGCATTAGCACATCAGAAATGTCTTCGTATTCCCTACCTACAAACAGCAGGATGTCTACTGATTTCCTCAAGATAGGGTGATGCATTTCATCAAAGATGCGAGTCATGCAGTTGGACCGCTCGTTTACCCTAGGGTCACCAGCTGCCTTGACCCAGGAAAACAATGGGTCTAGACCCAGGGCATGAACCATCCTAGGGGAGATGTCTAGGTTTTCATCTATGTCTTTGGCTTCACTACGAAGGGCACGATATTGTGCTTTGAGTGGGTCTTCATTTGTGGGGATTAGAAAGTCATAGTTCTGAATGAGGCTTATTGCCCTCTTGTAAGGCAAGTCAGCAAATGCACATGCTTTGAGTGCCCCGTGGTAAGGTACCTTTAGGGGGCGCCTTCTGTTTTTTGGTCGAGCCACATTAACTATTCTCCTGAGAGTATTTGCTTTCTCGAAATAACCTCGCGGATGTGGGCTATGTCTTCTAGCGCCCCACCCACTTCTGCCTCGTCCACTCCGATATCAGCGATACGGGTGGCCAGCAGTAGTCTAGCAAGGTATTCTTCTACATCTTTAAGAAGGCCTAGGTTGGCCATGAAGTATTGGATGTTATCTTTGCTAATAAAGTTTAGCGAGAATATTTCATCTATGGTCTTTTCGTCTTCTGTGATACTTGCAATCTTATACAGGGAACTGGTAGGAATCCTGTCTTGGATGGCATACCATACATCAGCATAGTCGACTGGCTCAGATGGAGCGACCAATGCCCCAGCCACCTTCGGGATAGGGACGGTTATATAGCACACATGACCAGGCTTAACGTCCAGTATTTCATAAGGAGATTCCAGGCCAGCGACCTTAAGGGCGAACACCACGTCAGGTACCCCGTGCGGAGTTCTGTCTAGGGTGGCAAAGCCAGCTGTCTTTGAAATGTGTCTAGGCATTTCTTCAAGGGGTACCCTAGTCAGGTCAGCATAGTAGTTGTTTACGGTGTCAGTACCCACCTTAATGTCTACAGCATTTTCAACAAGCATGCGTTGCTTCCACGAAGAAAGCTTTACAGCCTGTTGGGGGTCAGGGATGACAACGCCCCTAGAAGGAGGAAGCACGACGAATTCCATGGAGGTCGGAACATAGACATTGATATGACCGTCCAGATAAAGTTCTGGGTCATTTTCCCTAGTTATCTTGACTAGACTCTTAATACCTTCCACCGGGACTAGGTGTAGTGGCTTGCCGTCCATGACACAGATGGCCTTGAGGGAAATTCCTCTAGGGGTAGACCGACTGGCCATTACTTCAAACGGTGGTATTGCGAATCCTGTACCCGCCTTTTCGTAAACAAAGGTACCGATGGTACCCTCGACCGGTTCCCCCCTCGGGGCCCTAGTGGTCATAGAGGCAGGCTGCCCAGCCATTCTTTCCTGTATGGCATATTGTCTTCCTATAAACAGATAGTCTTGGCTCTTCCGGAAGTTCCAGTCAACCATGCCATAAACAGTTCCAGTGTCAAACGCGCCGTCTTGCATCAGGACATTATAAGAACCATAGCTATGTATCAGGCCAGGAATCTCAAAGGTGGGAACCCTACCATCAACCATATAATTGCTGAGCCCACTTTCATCAAGGGCTACCAGCTTCGCTACGCCTTCTGTCAGTTCCGTAATCGCAGAGTCCAGCTTGCTGAGTAGAACCGCCCCACCTTCGCTAGCCAGCTTGTCAGCTAGTGCCAACACCTTTTCGCCAGACTGCGAGAAGAAGGAAGACAGGTTCCGAACCCCTTGGCTATCCTGTACAGATGCCACTACGCCATCATAGCCCTTCCGGGCTACCTTGACACTATACCTATTGAGGTCTGCCCTAGACACTAGAGCAGTGTCGTACCAGACTGGTTCCCGTTGGGCTTGTGGCTTCGCATCCTGTGATAAGCTAGCGAACTTGGTCTTGAAGGCATCAGTGCCATCTAGGTAATACTGTGGCTCTTGGGCGGCAGCTTCTGCCCATTTCAGGATTTGTTCCTGTGCCAGGGTTGTCCTTAGCTGTTCAAAGGTTAGGTCAGAAGCATGCTTGATAGTGGATTCTGCCCT